ACGCCGTTCGTGCCATCGTTGCCGATGCGGATGCCGCCAGTTGTCTGGGTGATGACCTTCATGCTTGCATCGGTGCGGTGAGTTGCCAATGCCACTACTGTTCCGACGCTTGCGTACTTCTCGTAGACACCGGAGCCTGCGGAAGTCTCAATCCACACGCCGGGGAACGTGCTCGCATTGGTTGCGGTCGTTGGGCATGGAATAATCTGATTGCGCGCGCCGTTGGTTGTGCCAATTTCAAACCACGCCTCAGTAGAAGTCACGGCCCCGATTCGTGGAACCGTGATGGTAGCCACCGTGTCGCCACGACATTCAATCCAGCCCTGCACGTCAGGCCCGGAGCATGTTGCCGTAATGCCAGTGAGCGCACCTGCTGCAAAAGCGCCACCAGTCACGCCACCAATTTTTATGAACCCAGTAGCACCTATGGCAGCGCCTGGAACGATGGGCTCTGACAGCCAGTTGGTCCATGCACCAAGGAACACGCCCGAGACACCGCCTTGGCTAATTGCTGCACCGAAGGCTGGTGAGTTGCCTGAGCCTGCCGTGTAGGCCACCACGCGCACGTAGGTTGGGTCAAAGTGCAGTGTACCGCCAGTGCCTGAAAACGTTACAGTATCGAGTGAACCGAATGCGGTGCTGTGGTTTGGGCAGGCGTAACTGTCTGTGCGCACTACAAGGCGCGTTCGGTTACTGATTGCGTAGGTGTCGAGCGTGGCATTTACCGAGCCGCCCGTCTTTGCGTCAAAGAACTCATCAACACCAGTAGAACAGGTGAATGCGGTCATTGATTACTAACCTTTACCGACAGCATGGTGTTGTTCATAGTATCAATTGTCGCCTGGTTCAATGCCTACAATTTTACCATTCTCGCGGATCAATCGGCGGGGTTTCTTCAATGCGTCGATAGCCTTGTTGGACCCTTCAATGCTGCTAGATGCTAACTGATTGATTGCATCTTTGATGCCTTTGAAAGTGTTAGTAAGGTCTGCGCCTTCGCGGTCCTTTACTTCCTTTTCGGCTTGATCGCGTGCGGGTTTGTTGGCTTGTTCTTCGTGGTCGTCCATTAGCTTCTTTAGCTTCAGGGCCATTTCTATCCGCATATTCTCAAGCTCTAGCAGGCGCTTTTGTCGGTCAAGGTCTTTGCCTTCTTCGTCTACTGGTTCGTGCTGAATGGTTGGTTCTGCCTGTGGCACTTGCGGGGCTTGCTCCCTCAGCATAACGGCGGTCTTTGCCTTGGTTTCTTCCGTCTTTGCCAGTGTCAAAAGTACGTCAGCCCTTGCGTTAGCTGCTTTCGCCTGGGCTTCCTCAGCGGCTGATTCTAGGAATACAGCATTAGGGTCTTGCTTTCCAGCTTCGCCTGCCATTTGCTGCGCTTCTTCGTCGGTTGGCTTCAATACGCCCATTTGCACCAGCTTTTTACGAAAATATTCCCTCACCTCGCTGATACCTTCGCCTTCCATATTCATCATGGCCATCGCTTGCAGGACTTGCTTAGTCTGTGGGTCGTCACTAACTTGCATCATGCCTGTGAGCGATTGCACAGTAGCATTGCGACGGCTAGACGATGATGGACCAACATCTACGGCCACATCAAAAGCTGCGTTGCCTAAGTCGTTTTCCATCTCCACTTCGCCGCTGTCATTGATCTTTGGGCGCATGATTGTGCTTGAATCAATCTCGTCCTGTGGGCCGATGGTCTTCATCTTGCGACCCTCCTCGACGTACACATCTTTAGCCATGCTTAACCATATTTCACCGACACGCCTCACAGCTTTGGCCATGTTGGACATATAGATGAAGGCCTGCATATCTATGCGCTGTTGGATCATCTCCACAGCTTTACCGGAGATATTGCTAACCATCTTTTCGCCGTTTTGCTGATTGCCCAATATCTCGGACATATCTTGGTCGGTGAGTTGGAGCAATGCCGCCATCGCTGGGGGGATCTGCGGGCTGCGAGTGTAAGACTGCGGCCCTACTGCTGTTGGGTTGCCATTCAAGTCTGTTATCGGGTTGATTAACAAATAAGGGTAGTTCTTGATGTTATCTTCGGACCACATCATTTGGTGACCGGATACCTGCTCAGGCGTAAGAATAGGCTTTTCAATGCTAGACAGGGCGCTGATCTCACCCAGCTTCGATAGTTGCATGTTCTTCAAGCGTTGGGCATCTTTAGCCAGCCTTACATGCCCCATGCAGCGCTCTACATTGTCCACAAACCAGCGCTTACCGTACACCGGCACGATAGGGATATTCCGTCCAGCGATGTAGCCACAGTCCTCTAGCACCTTACCACCGCTCATGATGTACTTATGTACTCGTTTGCGTTTGACCTTCTTTTGACGTACTTCACGCGAGCCTACAGCTTGCAGGGTCTGCTCTAGTTCGTCATCATTTTCAAAGTCTGCGTCTGTGTATCGCTCCTCTGTGCCGTCGATAGCTTGCCAGATGTAAACAGTCTCGCGCACTTCCTCAACCACGTAATACTCAGCGACATACACCGCATCGGGTGTTGACCAATCAAACTCGAACTGGTGAATGTCTTTAGGCCATGTTGCCGGGTCGTCGTCCCATTCAGCCGCATATGTGCTGCGGGTCATTGAATACAGTACGAAACAACGTTTCGCGTCTGACTTGTCTTGACGTTTTGCGCCTAAGTCAAAGAATACCGAGCTGTCAGCATCAAAGATAGGTTCAATCCGTATGCGTTGGTGTTCGTTCTCGTCGTCCTCGTCATCTTCGTAGCAAGTGCGAACACGCATTGCACCGTATCCACCGCCAACGGCTTCCTCGAATGCGTTGTCGTAGGCTTCCTCTGCACCGCTGTCACGTTCGTCGGCCCGGTACAGTCCGTCGCACAGGTCAGCCAGCTTATCGTCGCCTTCGCCGTCTTTGGCTACAAAATCAACCGTAATACGATTGTTTCGGTATTCATTGATGATGCGGATGACTGCCAGGTGAACCTTGTTGACTTCAAACTTGGGCTTATTCTCGAACTGCTCACCCAATTGGCCTTCCCATTGCGCACCAGCTAAAGAATAAAAGCGACGATCTTGAAGACATTGCATGCGCTCATCACGCACAGCTTCTTGAATGATGTCAAACTCTTGTAACGCTTCGGCGTGAATATTCGCGTGACGTTGCTCTTTAGATAGTCGTGCCATAAGTTAATCCTTTGCGCGTGATTATCGCTTACCAGCGGTTTGCCGTGGGCATTGTTTGCACTTCCACCCGTTTGACGGCATTCTGTGCCCTTCTAGCGCCCTCTAATGCATATCTCACAGCGTCTAGCATGTGGTTGTCTTTATCAGCCAAGACAGGCAGCACAATGTCAGTAAGTTGGTCAATCTTGTAGCTGTACAGCGTCAATTCGTCTATCACGTGCTTGCATCTTGGGTGCACGATGATGTCAAACGACTGCAACCATGCTACGCCTTCCTCTACTGATTTTGGCCCTTTGATAGCTGATTGAATCTTTGGAAATCCGTTGCGCCTCATATGGCTGATTGTCTCAGGCCTAGCAGAATCAGCAACCATTGGCCATTTTTCAGACTCTGGCACGCTCATAAACAATGCGGGAGTGTCTACGATCTCACAACCTACCTGATACGCCTCGTAATCAATGTATAGCTTGCGGCCAATGATATGACAACGAACCAATGTCGTTGGGTCGCTAGCAAAGCCCCAGTCAGCGCCAAACCTATGCACAGCATCCGGCGGGGCTTCAAATTCGTCTATGCTCCAATTCTTAAACACTTTGGAGTCACTGCGCTGCAAATACGCGCCTTCCCAAACGTGAGCATATTTGTCTGGGTCGCGCTTGCGGTCATATTCCATTTCAGCAAGCAATACGTCAGGGAAGTGCGGATTATCTCGCCAGTTAGCCTGCACTACTATTGAATCAGTTGGAGGCGTTGCACCTCGTAACAGTGCGTCAATCGGGTCAGTGTCTTTGCCTGGGTTCCAACTAAACCATAGCTCAGAACCTGGCGCTCGGATTGTCGGACGTAGCAGGTCTAATGATCGTTGGCTAAGGCTTTGGGCTTCTTCCACCCATGCAATGTCAAACCCTTGCAGCGATTTAATCGAGTCAGCTGTGTGATCTTGCATGCCCTGGAAGATAACCAGGCTGTTATTCGGCCCAATGATCTTTGATTGCTGCACTTCAAACAGTGATCCTAGGTTGAATTTCTCGATGTTTTCTTCAATCAACTTCTTGACTGACTGGTCTAGCGTCTTTTGCACCTCGCGTACACACACGGCATGGGTTCTTTGCATTAAGCATCGTTCAATCAATAGCTCAGCAAAGAAAAAAGACTTCCCAGAGCCTCGCCCACCATGCGCACCACGGTATCGCTTCCCGTCAGCTAGTAGCGGGAGATATACGCGAGGTGTCTGTATCTCAAGTTCCATTCTTCGGGTCAATAATGGTTCGCTTGATCAATTGCACTTGCAGCGGGTTGTTCTTGTCGCCGGATAGCTCTACTTTATCAGTGAACATCTTTAAATGCTTACCCTGCAACTCTAGCGCCTTTAACGCGGCCGTATGGTTTGCCATAACCTCATTGCCGTCTTTATCGTAGGTCTTGCGCATAGCATCAGCTTTAACTGCGTTGATGTCTCTAAGCACGTCTGCGGCTGTCAGTCCTACGGTTTCTGAGCGTTCATTCATAGCAGACTGTATTTTTTCTTTAACTAAAGTTTTCTGAATGAGCTGATAACCCTGTTGCTCTGCTGTCTTGGCACTGTAACCAGCCCTAATAGCTGCTTGCGTCGCGTTCAAGTCGATCAGATACTCACGCACGAATGCAGCTTGCTTTGGGGTTAACTCTTTCATATCAGCCATTTTACTATCGGACTTACAACCATCCGTCGCGGTCCATAACGTAGATACACAAACAAATTGTAATTACCCATCCTGCGATATACATAGTCTTCCCCTTATTTAGGCATGTCCATGAAGTAAACAATAAACGGGCTGGCAAACAGGCAAGCTATGCCAATTGCCTCCAGTATTTCGCGAATGTAGCGTTTGAAGTTTGACATTTTGTTTCCTTAGTGTTGGTTGGTGTATGTGTTTATTATAAAGCAATTTACATCATTGTGTAAACTATTTTTACATTTATTTAGAAAAATTCTTTCTGAAACTCTGCCAGCGTCATGTGCTTTGCGTGGTATATGTCGCCAACCATGTTCCGGAAACATGCGTACACTGCCTGGCCTTTGTCGTTGTGGCTCTTGGGCTCTCCAACTAGAAACGAGCCGCGACGCTGTGCGCGTACTGGTAGGGCTTCTAGCATATTCCAGTACATGTCCTCAGTTGTCTCTATCCATTCGGTTGGGGCTGCATCCATGGCAGTCCATAGGTCTGCCCATTCGAGTTTGGTTGAGGTTGTCATGGTGCGGCTCTTACTGTGCGTTGACGAACTGTTGTGCAGCTTCTTGGGTGTCGTACACGCCTACCAACTCACCTGCCGCATTGAATACTCGGTACACATAGCCGACTGTGCCGAGGAACTTGAGTTTCATTGCTGTGATTTTCATTTTAAGGTTTCCGTTGTTTGTTGCGATGAATGAATTGTAAACCAAATTACAGCACCACGCCAACTATTTGCAAAATATTTTCAATTATTTTTTGTTTCCAGCTCAATCAGCTTTTCGATGTAGTGCATGGCCTTCTTCAAGTCTTCCACGCCATTCTTATCCTTGTAGCGCATCAAATATTTCACAGCATTGCCGTCAAAAAATCCCATTCCGTTGCGCTCTATCACTTCCCAAGGTTGGATGGCCTTGGTTTTGTAATGATCACCTCCTACTTGCTTATGGTCTGCACGTGCAAATCCACCTTGGTTATCGCTCAATTTGTAGCTCCTTTGTTGATTGTTTGTCGGTAGTGGTGGGGTCGATACGCTGCAGCCATGATGTGGCGAAATCCATAGTCTCTCCAATGGCACCATATTCGCTAACTAGCTGGCCGTCTAAGCTCTGGCAGCGCCATATGTTGCCGAGCTTGCTGTGCTGTCCTTGGAGCGATATGACGCGCACTTTGCGGCCTACTGCATGGCCATCTATGCTTTCTACGACTAGGCAAGTGTCGCCTGCGCTGATGGGCTTCATTGCTTGCCTGCCTCGGCTTCAAAGATTGAATCAAGCATTGAGACGTGGTATGTGCCCACCGACCCAAATCGCGCATCCGGTACCGTACCAACCATGATGCCGCATTGCTTGGATAGTGTTGCGCACTTACGTCCAAAGTTTGCCGCCGTTTTTGCGTCGATCTTTCGGCCAAGTCGGTTCGCATAGCCCAATACCGTGAAAAACTCAAAATCAGGCTGAGTACGTGCGCCAATGGTAAGCACTTCGGATTTGACAAGCGCCAGGTCAGCGGCTTGCTGTTCTTGGGCTGAGTGCATTGCATCAAGCTCTTGAGCCAGTTGCGCTATTAGGGCCAGGGCTGGGTTTTTGATGGTTTTTACTGCTGGTGGCTTCGATTGTTTCGCCTCAAGTTCCTGCCATCGGTCGATGATGCGTGCGCGGACTGGTGCACTGTATCCAGATATCACCACCATAGTGTCGCGATAGCCTAGCACGTACTCCGTGTAAGTTTGCTTGTTTTGCGGGTGCACATACGACTGCTCAATGGGTATCGTTTTGAAAACGCCACCCCCAGCGATCAATGCGCGAATGCTTTTGACAACATTGTCGTGGGATGCTTCCGCTATGTCCGCTATTTCGCGGGTTGTCATCGTCTGCGCGTTCTCAATATTTGCTATCTGCATTTTTCTGCTCCAATAAAAAACCCGCTTTCTTTGAGTGGATTCAGCACTCTCGGAAAGCGGGTAGGCTTTTTTGAAGCTTTCAACTGTAGCTGTCTGAATCACAGCAGGTGAAAACTCCATGCCGTTATTTTATCCGCTTTTCCATTCTTTTCACCATCTTTGTGAAAATCTTTTTCAATCTTTCTAGGTATGGTATGTCGTATCGTGTTATCTGATTCTGGGTGCGTAGCCAGTCCACCTTGGCGTTTCCTATCTTTTCCCGCAGTCGTGGCTCGTATGCACTCAGGTTCCCGCTTAAGTGGTGGTTACACACACTGCAAGATTTTTGAATATTCCAAAGGTGAAACCGCACCGCCGTAGCTGCTCCAACGCTTCTGAAGTGTGATGCGTGCCATTGTCCGTCCCATGTTGCTGGCTTGTCGCAGCTTATGCACCCTTCATCCTTGTCACGTAGGCGCACGTACTTGTTCACAATGGCCTGGCATTCGGCTAGCCATTGCTGGCGGCTTTTAATCGCCACCTTGCGCGCCTTGACAGTTTCACGCTCATTCTTCTTTGCAGCCTTCACCAGCCTGGATGCGCAGAGAGCTGAACATACGCGCTGTAACGGTCGCAGCGGGTAAAAGCTAATGCCGCATTGCTTGCACTCTTTTGGGCGCGATACGGTCATTGGTCGCGCTCCCATGCAGGTAGTTTTACGCCTCTAGCCATAGCCGTGGCATACAGAAACTCAATCCACTCGGAAAACTCAGCCTTGGTGAACTTGCTTGTTCTTTGCCCCAACATAACCACACCGCCATCCAATCCCATAGCCAGGCGAACTGTCTCGCGCTTAAAAGCCGCAGATAGAACGGCCTTCCAGTCGTCCGCTTCCATCTTGACCATGTGACCATTGATAGGCCATTCAATTTGACGGGCGAACTCTTGCAAAATCGGCCATTGGACGCGATTCTGCTCACCGCTCCTAGTCTCTGGGCGCACTTCCAGCGTGTAGCGCTGATCTGCCTGTAGTACGGCAGCTAGGAACGGGTAGAGCTGCGATTGCAATGCTGCTCTGGCCTGTTGCCTGTTGAATAGCTGGATTGTGAGCGTTTGCATGGCTTGATTGTAATCTATTTTACTAACATTTTGCAATTATTTTTCAACATGCCAGTCAATCCACGGCAAAGCCTCGCAGTATCGCTTGAACGCCCAGATTGCATACGATCTATCGTGCTGGGCCATATACGCGCAATGGGCCACTATGCGAGCTTTTAGGGCTGCGTCGGCTTCGGTCATAGCAATGGCTTATCCGGCTTTGCCCTGTTTTCCATTCGATGGCGCCAGTGGTCTGCCATGTCGTGTATTGCATCTTTGCTTCCAACCATCAAAACCACGTAATCAGACAATGGCCTGTTGGAAATAAACGCCTCTTGGTTTTGAGCTAATAAGCTGTCCAATGGCTGAATATGGAAGTTGTTTGTTTTTTGGCTCCATTCGAGCACATATGCGTTTTTCATTCAAATCCTGCCTTTTTGCTTGATTGCCCGTTCATATCTCCGGGCGGTTGACCTGACCATGATGCAAACTTAGTCTGCTCACCAACGTAAAACAGATTCACGTCACCAGTGCGGCCTTGGCGGTTTTTGGCTATGCGAAACTGCGCGTAATCTTTCCACTGCTCACCAAGCTCTGGTTTTGACATGATAGGTCGGTGAATAAATCCAACAATATCCGCATCTTGTTCAATCGAGCCACTATCACGCAGGTCGTGTAATCCTGGGACACTGTTGCCACGCTCGGCGGCTCCCCTGTTCACTTGGGCTAGGCAAATAACCACAATGTCCAACTCTTTCGCCAAGGTCTTTAGCCCCTTGCTGATTTCCTCAATCTGGTAGGCCCTGGAAACCTTGTTATCAGTCCCGGCCATCAATCCAATGTAATCAACTACGAGTACATCAAGCCCCTTCATCCGCTTCAAAGCGCGGGCTTTTGACCTGACTTGCAGGATGTTTAGGCCACCACGGTCTGAAACATAGAATTTAAGCGGTTTAGAGCGTTCTACGGCATCCACTACCCTGTCGTACTGCAATCCCTTGCTTGGGCGCTTAATCGTCGATATAGGCATGCTCCCGAGGATTGCCGTGGTTCTATCCCTAACGTCAGCGTGTGGCATTTCCATAGATAAGAAACCAACGTGCCAATCTCTCGCAATGCTTAGTCCCAACGTTAAACCTAGTGCCGTTTTCCCCATTGCAGGACGCGCACCGATTACAAACAAGCTGCCGCGCTGTAATCCACCGTCTAAAAGCTCGTCAAGGTCGTAGATGTCGGTCTTGATACCTTCAAACGTTCCAGTCTCCCGCTTTTCTATCAACTCCAAGTGCATCATTGCAGCGCTGTACGCATCCACCCAGTCATCGTTAGATTCTTTGGATTCCAGCTTTGCAAGTTCGGCCTGGGCCTTGTCTAAGCGCAAATCAATGTCGCCACCTTCAAACGCCAACACCCCAATGGCCTGCGACGCATGAAACAGTTGGCGCTCTCGGTACTTTGAAACAATCGACTTCGCCAATGACTGAATTCCACCCGTCACTACGGTTTCACAAATCGAGTGCAGGTGTTCAATGGTTTCGCTGCCTTTCAACCGTTCGTGCACAACAACAATATCCACGTCAGTTTCACGCTTAACCAGCGCCTGAATCATGATCTTGTAAATCTTGGCGTTGGACTGGTCAAGGAAGTGCTCAGGCTTCAAATATTCAGTCACTGAATCCAAAGACTGCAACCACTTAAACCCGATTGCCAAAACGCCGTATTCTGCTTGTATCGAATCGCTCAATCTGTGCTCCTTGTTTTTTCAATTACTTGTGTCATACCTTTGTCTGTCAAAAGGTAGTCAAGGTCACATTGCCATTTTGAATGTTCTCCAGTGCGGCCAGTCTTGCCCATCAGGAAGTCATTTTCCAGTACCCGCAAAAAGTAGGCTTCTATCCACTCAAGTGCCTGTTCGCTGTTTTCGGCTCTTGGTTGTCCGTCACTCTTTTTGCTTGTCATTACAAAACGCCAAAACTTGCTAATTGCTTTCTTTCGCTTGTCTGTCATTAGTTTGACGGATGGCAGCTCATGCAATGTTTGGTTGTAAAGCTGAACGATCTTTTCTGTTGGACAGGTCGCCAGCTTGTCTGGTGACGTAAATGTCTCTGTCTCTCTCTCTGTCTCTTCTCTCTCTCTCCGAGGCACTTCAATATCAGTAGCTGATATTTTTTGTATCAAGTTGATATCGTCTTGATATCGCTCTGATATCAGCCAATGCCCGAGCGAAGAAAGTGCCTTTTTTACTTGGGTTTCAGTGATTCGCAAACGGAAGGCCAACGTGGCAATGTCGGGGACTTCGCCTGAGTATTCGCTTGCAATAAGCCAGATATTGATAAGCATCTTCGCAGAATCGCCATCTAGCTTATGCCATTCAATATCGTCAAGAATATCGCGATATAGCTTGACCCACGGCGGCCTACGGTCTTTGAAGTGCTGAAACTTCGCCCAGTTTTTAACCTGCATGCTTTTCCAATAAAAAAGCCCTAGGCGGTACTCTCACGCTTTCGCATGTTGGCGGACTGGTAGGCACCAGCAGAATACCGTCTAGG